CGTGTCATGTGCTCGATGGACTGCCAGCAGGTTGACGAGACCGCTGTGGTCAAGCGTGGCATGACTTATGCCGCATGATGGATCCTGAAATCCTGCTGAGACTGAAGGCGCATTGCAGAGTTGATTTTGATGACGATGATCTTCTGCTGGGGCTGCTGTATCAGGCTGCGGTTAGGTACTTAGAGCGTGCCGGAATTGCCGAAGCGGTCGAAGATGAAGAATATCTGCTCGCTGCCTTTTCCCTCGTACTCGAATGGTACGAGGCAGGCTCAACTGTCAATGTGACCATTGGCACAAGGCAGCTGATCAACCAGCTCAAGCTGGATGCCATCGGGGACGGCAGTCTGTGAGTAAAAATGCGCTGAAACGGTATGCATGCGAGCGAACAGTGGCATTTGGCAGGTGTATCGAAAATGCGTACGGTGCTTCGGTTTGCTCCACTGCGTGGTGCGGTACTTTCTTGTCTTGCCAAGAAAGTACCCAAAGAAGGCGCGCAGGGGAGGCGCTGACGAGTGCGCCTATCGTTTCTTAGCTATTTCATAAGCTGATTCTCGGCGCACAGCCGCCCTCCCCTGCACCTCTCCCGGCACGCTTCGCGTGATCGAAAGTGATGACAAGTCGGTTATTAATCCGTAAAGAGGACCCAATTATGAGAAGAAACCATATTGTTGAGCTGCAGAAGCTGGAGGGCAAGGAATGGAAGCCTGTCGGAAAGCTGCATGCAGGTGTGAACAAAGCCACCGGCAAGGAGTTTGTTGATGCAGGAGCTGTGCAATCTCAATTGCAGATGGTCTTTGATGTGCGTTACTGCGAGCTGATCAAGGACATACGGCTTAACACGCAATATTACCGCATCAAGTACGACGGCGGTATTTTCAAAATCGTCGATTATGACGATTACATGGAGCGCCACAGAAACGTGCGCCTGCTGGGGGTGAGCTATCGTGGCTGATCCGTTGCATCATCAAATTAGTGTTGCTCTCGGACAATACAGTCGGTCGGTTGCAGTACAGGTGGATCAAGCGGCGGCTCGGTCGATGGCAAGGTTTAAGAAACGCTCCATCGCTGATATGCCGGTTGGCAGGCGTTTGACGAAGCGAAAATCGGATATTGACAGGGAACATCTCTTTCAGAGCATTCGATCCAAAAAGACGGTTGACACGAATGCCGCTTCGGTTTTCATTTGGTATGTAGATAAGCCAAATTACCGGCTGACGCATTTGATCGAAAATCCACGCAAAGCGAGAAACGGCAGGATCATTCCGGGAAGATATATTCTGAGGAAAATTTTAGATGAGGAAGCGCCTCGCTATGAGGCAGAAATCAAGGAGATTGTTCGAGATGGTGGATAAAATTCTGACGGCGGCGCAGATCGAGCATGCGGAAACTGTATTTATCGAGCAGCCCGAGGGCGTTTTTGCTGTTTACGGCGACAGGATCACCGCTGACGGCTCGGATGAGCGGCTGCATTTTCTGCAGCATGATGTGGTCGTTGAGCTCTACGAGCCTGCACAATGGGTAGGGCGTGAGGAGCGTGAGCGTTTGATCTCCGCTCTGAATCAGGCATACAAGGACGGGCGCATCGAGGCTTGGGAGTGCGAGGTGCGCATTTGGCTGCAGGATGTGCAGCTGTTTATGACGACATTCAATTTTTCATACTATACGAGGAGGTAAATTATGAGGACAAAGGAAACCGCTTCCCTCGGCTCAGGGTACTGTTATCTGGTTGAGGTTGCAGCTGATACAAGCGTGCTTGCTGCCGATCTTGTCGCTTTGGCAACAGATGCCAACAAAATCGGCGAAACAAGCAAGGGGGCAACCCTCACCTACAGCGGCGATACGCACGAGGAGAGCGACGATCACGGTCTCGTGACGAGAGTCATCACGACGAAGGAGACGGTTGAGCTGGATCTCGGCGTGTTCACATGGGGTTTGGATACCCTGAAAAACCTTGCATCGACGGCTCGCATCGAGAAGGAGGGCGATTATGACGTCCTCAAGATCGGCGGTCTCGGCAAGGACAACGGCAAGCGCTATGTCGTAATCTTTAAGCAGGTCGATGCAGAGTTGGGCGATCTGTATGTTGCTATGATCGCAACGAATACCGCAGGCTTGGCGCTGGCGTTTGCACGTGACAACGTCACAAAGCTGCAGCCGAAGTTCCGTGCACTGCCTTGCGACAAGGAAGGCACGCTGGTCAAGATGTTCGAGGCATTGCCGACGGCTGCATAAGCAAAGCTCGAAGGGGTTTATATCGCTTTGGTGCCTGCACACACCTCATCCGCCCCTTCGGGGCACCTTCTCCTCAAGGAGAAGGCTTTGGGTGCGCAGGTGAAAATGCGCCGAAGGCATATCGTAAGCAGTAGCGTGGTGGTCGGCGGCATACGCACGGCGCATGATTCGGGCTGCCGGTCTTTGGCTGGCAGCCCTTTGTTATTTTTGGTGTCCAAGTTGGACACCAATGAGATTGCCACGACCGCAAGCGGTCTCGCAATGACATAACTGAGAGATTTTACCGTATGAAATGAGGGTTTTTTATGGATCAGACTGCTTTGATTTGGACTTTGACGTTGATGCTGGCGCTGATGTGCACAGTATTGACGGTTGATTTTATTTTGAGATGGCGGGCGGACAGGTGCCGCCGTGACCCTGTGGGTGCAGTGGACGGGGTGAGTGCACGGGCGGACAGGGTCGTCCGCCCCTACGTTGATGGTGAGCAGGTGGACGGAGTGCCTGCACGGGCGGCAGGGGCGTTAAGCCCCTACGGTGATGGTGCAACGGTGGATTGCGATCTGCTGGGCAGGGAAAAGCCGTGCTTTTCCGTCAAACTGCCACCGGATGGGAAGGTCTTGCACCTTTTGACACCGACAAAGGCGGTATCAGACCGCTTTCAAGAGATCGGGAAGCTCCTGCAGCAGCAGGAGGAAGGGCGTCTTGCAAGTGACGGTGTGGAGGCGCTTTACAAATTTACATCGTTCCTCGTCAGCAACAACCGCGAGAATTTTTTGCTTAACGTTGCCGATCTGAAGGCTCGCTGCAGTGCTGAGGACATCGGTGGTCTCTTGCAAGCCTATCTCGGCTGGCTGACGGAGCTTGTACTATCAAAAAACTGATGCTGCCGGACGTCCCGGAGGAGGACGACGGCATCCGGCGGTATTATCACGTTTCTCTCGGCGCTGTGCCGATGGTTGCCAAATTTGCAAATATGTCCGTGCCGCAGATGCAGGAGCTTGATTTTATCGACTATTTAATTTTGCGGCGTGATGCGTTTATCTCGGCGCTGTCAAGATCAAAGGAAGGGCTTGAGGCGCTGGAGGCGGCGTGGATGAAGGAACAGACCAAGGCTGACCGCGCCGCGCTCAGGAGGGTGATCCATGGTCGAAAGCGTTGACCGGTCGGTTTTTAATCCGTAAAGAGGAGCCATGGGCGGTAGTGCCTGCACACACCTCATCCGCCCCGTCGAGGCACCTTCTCCTCAAGGAGAAGGCTTTGGTGCGTAACGGGAATAAGGAGAAGGCTTCGGTACGTATGGAATTGGAAACAAGGAGGGTGGGCTATGGCCAATAGCCACATTAAGGGTATCACCGTGGAGATCGGCGGTGACACCACTGAATTATCAAAAGCGCTCAAGGGTGTTGACGGTAATGCCAAAAAGACAACCGATGAGCTAAAATCGGTCAATGCCGCTTTGAAGGTCGATCCGACGAATATTGTTGCGCTGACACAAAAGCAGGAGCTTTTGGCGCAATCGATCAACAACACCAAGAAAAAAATCGATATTTTGAAGCAAGCCGAGCGTGATGCGCAGAAGCAGCTCGAAAAGGGTGAGATCGGGCAAGAGCAATACCGTGCGTTGCAGCGTGAGGTCGTCTTTGCCGAAGCCAAGCTTAAAAAGCTTGAAAAGCAGTTGGATGACACAAAGAAGGCGGCACAGGGTGAGGGCGAAGCGGTCGAAAAGTCCGGCAAGGATGCCATGACCGCCGCCAAGGATCACGATAAGCTCGGAAAGTCTTTAGATGATCTGAAAGAGGACTATGACAAGGCAAAAACTGCTGCCAAGGATGCTGCCAAGGAATTTGGGGCAACTCTTGCCGCAGGTGCTGCTGCTGTCGGTGCGACGGCTGCAGTGGCAATGAATTATGAAGATGCCCTCTCGTCCATTCAAATCCAGACCGGAGCAAACGCGCAGGCAATGCAGTCCTACGAGCTTGCGATGAAGGCGGTCTTTGACTCGGGACTTGGTGAGGACTTAAACGACGTTGCAAACACGATGGCGGTCATTGCGCAGCAGACACACGAGACAGACCCCGAGAAGCTGCAACAAATGGCAGAAAATGCGCTGATCCTCAAGGAGAATTTCGGCTTTGAGACCGCTGAGCAGATGCGAGCGGTCAACATGCTGACAAGCCAATTCGGCATCTCGGCGGACCAGGCGTACAGCTTGATCGTGCAGGGCGCGCAGAAGGGATTGAACAAAAACGGCGATCTGCTGGACGTGATCAACGAATATTCCGTGCATTACAAAAGCTTGGGCTATGATGCAGACGGCTTCTTCAATTCCCTTGCCAACGGCGTTGCAACAGGCGTTTTTAGTGTGGACAAGCTCGGCGATGCGACGAAGGAATTCGGCATCAAAACAAAGGACGAAGCGGCAAGCACGACCGAAGCCTATGAAATTCTCGGATTAAACGCTGACGAGATGCGCAAAAAATTTGCCGCCGGCGGCGAGGAAGCCAAGCAGGCAGCGAAAACCGTCAATGATGCGCTGTTTTCCATGTCCGACGAGGTCAAGCAGAACACAGCAGGTGTTGCCCTCTACGGCACAATGTGGGAGGACATGGGCAAGGATGCCATCGCTGCCATCGGAGATGTCAACGGCGAAATTTCCGCCACGGTCGATGCCATGGAGCAGGTCAGAGCGGTCAAAATGGAATCGACCTCGACTAAATGGGCAGCCTTGGGAAGAACGGTGCAGACGGAGCTCTTGATCCCGATGGGGGAGAAGCTGCTGCCTGCGGCGATGGAGTTTTTCGATTTTTGCATCGAAAATTCGGAGGATTTGATCCCGATCGCAAAAGCGCTTGGAGTGACCATTGCATCAATTTTTGTGACGAATAAGGTGTCTAAATTCACATCTTCGATTTCAACATTGACAAAAACGTTCTCTAAGTTGAAAAATGCAACCGGAGGTCTTAGTGGCGCATTTGGAACCACGACCGCCGCCGGAATTGCCTTTGCCGCTACGCTTGGCCCGCTTATTGCAAAAACGGAAGCTGCAAGTGAAGCGTACCGTGAAAGCGTTGCGGCTTTGAAGACGGTTGCCGAAGAATATCATGGCGCCGCAGAGGCTGCCGAAGATTCTGCACGCAGACAGCAAGATGCGTACAATAACGTATCATTTGATTATAAAAAGTATGACGATCTTGTAGATGAGTTTTATACGTTAATTGATGTCAATGGCAAGGTTAAAGCCGGGTATGAAGACCGTGCTAATTACATCTCCGGCACGTTATCTGAAGCAACCGGCGTCGAAATCGAAATTATTGATGGCGTTGTCCAAAAGTATGATGAACTTTCCAATGCAATCAATGATGCACTAACTAAACGGAAGACATATGATCTTCTCGGTAATATGGAATCAGACTACCTTGCTTCAAAAGAAACTTTAGCAGGCGACAAAAGCGTTTTAGGCTCGCAGATGGCCTACGAAAATGCGCGTACTATCTACAACGAGCTTACACGCATTGCGAACGATTCGTCAATGAACTATGACGAAAAAAATGAAGCAATGAAGCAGTATGATATGGACTATGTGAAGTGGATAGAAGGTGGCGGCAAACAGTCCATCTTGTTCGGAATGCAGGAAGCGCAACGAGCGTATGAGTATAATCTCGCTGTCGTTGATCGATATGATGATCTCTATGCAGCGTACCTCTCACAGGATGCTGCAAAAATGCGCACTGCCTCGGAGAAAATTGCGAACCCACAATACTCGGCCGATGACTTTTCCTACGCAACCTTGCGAGAGATTCAGATAACTGCGGCAGAAACATATGAAAATCTGCTTGAATACAGCAAACAAGAAGGCACCTCCGTGACACAGACACAGCTTGATGAAGCCGCTGAAGCTTTGGAGTATGCTACGAAGCAAGCCCTAATCGCCTACGAAGCAGAGAACAAACCCGATTATACTGAGCTTGAGTACATCAGTCCTAAAAACCCAGCGCCCAGACACATCAGAGATATGGAATTTGCGGCGCAGGAGGCAGAAGCTTTGTTGCAAAAAAACAAGTCATATTCTTCCGAAAGTCCGGAAAATCCGCATCTGTCGGGTCTGGCACTGAATAAGCCGAGCAGTATTTGGCAGCGTTTTTCCGAGGTCACTGCAGATGCGCCGTTGCCTGCCGATCTCGGCATTGCCAACGATGAGACCGTCAAACAAAGCAACTCCATCCTGGGGCAGATCCTCAAGAGGGTCGAGGAGCTCGATCTCAAGATCGTCCTCGATGACGGCACCATCATCAGCAGAGCCGATCACACGATCGGCACAAGAGCAAACGACGAAAAGAGAGGTAGCTTAAAATGATGGACAGACGTGGCTTGATCGTAGGCAATTTTGACACCGCCAAGTATGGCTTTACCATGAGCAAGCTTTCACTTTCGACCCCACAAGCCTTTGAGGACTGGGTCGAGGTCGAGGGCATGGATGGCTGCTTGGATTTTTCTGAGGCTGCTGCCGGTTATCCTCTGTATCAGATTCGCCGCCTGGAGGCTGTTTTTGAGCTCTCAGAGGGGAATTTGGCAAGCAGGGAAATGATCATCACAGAATTTATCCGCTCTGTCCACGGCAAAAAATGCACCATCATACACCCCAATCACGGCGGAAAGCTCCTGAAAGGCAGGGTGCAGCTATCCAAGGATTTTAGCAATTTGGCACATGCGCAGGTGACATTGACGGCGGTCTGTCAGCCGTGGTTTCTTGAGCCGCATCGAGATTTTTTGGAGCTCCCGATCCTCGACCGATCGCACAATCGCATCACCTACACAAATACGGAATTCTTGGCAGAGCTCAGCTCTTGCGAAGGGGGCACGATCGGTGACACGGAGTCTGTGACGGTCAGCCTTGTGACGACTGCCGCCAGCATCCACACTTATGCTGTGTTCAGGGTTACGTTAGAGGCAAACGAGACGTATTATTTGTCGGGTCGGATGCTCAACAAAGGATATTGGAGAGCCTCCAACGCTCCGCAAATGCCCGACGCCTTCTCTCCGATCGTTCAAACAGGGCAGGATGGCTATCTGTACATTTTTGTTGTACGATTGCAATCCTACGCCCCTGTCAACCTGCTCGACATCGTGTGTGTGCCCTCCTATGAGGCGCAAATTTTGAAAAACGGAAGCTTTCCGACTCCGCTTTTATGCTCCAAAAATACGCCCATCAGCGTGCTTGTCAGCGTCAACGGTGTCTCCAAAATGCACCATACTTCCTCGCCGGAGCTGTACGCTCGCTCCGGAGATATCCCTGTGCTTGCTTTCCGTCACGACACATCGGATGAAGAAAGCTACGAGACCATTTCGTTCGAAAGAAGGTGGCTGGAATGATCCGAATTTATCACGAGTTACCGGGTGGTTATTCGCATATCCTCGTCGATCTGATGCGTGAGGGCTGCGAGGGTTGGGACGTTGAGTTGGTCACACAGGACAACGATTCCGGTCAGCTCTCGCTTACCATCGGCGAGGACAACCCCGAATTTGACGGCATCTGCACGATGCGCTCGGAGATCGTTGTTATGAGAGACGATCAAGAGCTTTGGCGCGGACGCGCCACAAAACAGCAGCTGCAAAAGCATTGGCAGAAAAAGCTCGTTTGCAAGGGCGTTTTGGACTATCTCTACGACGGCGTTTTGATGCCTCAGGTGCTTGAGGGCTCTGCCGAAAGTGTGCTGCAAACGATGATCGACCAATTTAACGCTCGCAACATCGCCATAAACAAGCTTTTTTCGCCTGGCACCGTTTCCGGGATCGGTCAGATCGTCTACGAGATTAAAAAGCCGACAAAGGCATTTAAGGTCTTTTCCGATTTGATCAAGGAATTCGGCGGCAGCCTCTTTGCCCGTCGAGACGGTGACGGGAATGTGATTGACTGGCTCGGCGAGGACAGGCTGTGCCGCTCGGTCTGCTCTCAAAAGGCTGTCTACGGACAAAACGTCAGCAAGCTCGATATCTCGCTTGCAGGTGACGAGATCGCCACCGTTTTATACGGCTTCGGCAAAAACGATCTGACGTTTGCGGAGATTAACGGCGGCAACGCCTTTGTTTGCAATGAGGAGGCGATCGAGCAATTCGGCTGGATCGAGGACTGTGTCACTTTTTCCGATGTCACCGATGCGCAGACTCTCATGGAGCGAACGCAGGCTGAGCTTGACAAGCGCCTACAGCAGGTAAGATCGATCGAGGCTAAGATTTTGGATCTGTCATTTATTGATCCGACAGCAGAGCCCTTTACAGCCGGTCATTTTGCACATTTGCGTTCGAGCGTGCATGACATTGACGAGATCATGCCTGTCAAAAAAATTACATGTCCGCTTTTTGCGCCATCGAAAACACAAGTGATCCTCGGTGCCTCTTTGGCATCTGCCAGCACGATCTTAAGGAGGAATTTATGAAATTTTTATTGACCCTAAAGGGCCAGGAGCTGACCGCAGAAAAAGTTGTACTTGCTGAGCATGCCGAAAAATCGGTCTTTTGCTCCATTGATGCAAACGACGATTGGGACGGTCTTGCAATTACCCTCATTTTCCGCAACATCAACGCTTTGGACATGATTGCAAGAAAGGTTATTGTCACCGATCGCTCCGCCGCCGAAGTGCCTGCTTCGTGCCTCAGAGACGGCTATCTGTTTATCAATGCCATCGGTGTTGCCGATGGCGGCGTGCGGCTAACGACGGCAGATATGCAGGTCGGACTGAAAGTCGATCCGATGTCTGCCTTGGATGCGCCTGCCGCAAATCCCGTCACGCCGGATGAGTACGATCAGCTTCTGGCGCTGGTCGGCGATCTGTCGAGCATCGGTGTTGCCGACACAACCTCGATTGCTGTCATTTTGCAGCTTATGGCAGCGCAGATCGGAGATATGTCCAAGTTGGACACCGATAATTTGGCCGATGCTATCGAGGCTTTGCCGCAGTATCGTCCGTGTGCGCCGGAGGATTACGAGTGCTACATATCGCACATTGTCAAGGATGGTTTTTATGCCATTTACGGCGAAAAAAATGCTGACGGTACCGATCATGAGCACGCGAAATGGCTTGACAGACCTGCTGAGGGTGGTTTTGTGTTGGTTGTGCTCAAGTACACGGGTAACTACGTTATGCAAATCGCTTTTTCGCAAAGAGGCGACCGTAGGGTATATTCGAGAATTGTGAACATCAACGATTACAGCTTGTATCTTGATCAGGATTGGACGGATCCGCTGGACGCCTTGCCGCAATATCGGGGTGCAACCGCGCCCGAGGACTACAATTACCGCATTGCAAACATCGTCAAAGACGGCTCCTATGCGATCTATGGTGAGAGTGCCTATCCGGACGGAGATTGGCAAGACCGTCCGGCTGCAGGTGGTTTTGTTTTGGATGTGAGACGTTATACTGCAAATTATAATATGCAGCTTGCCATCTCTCAGCGTGCCGGCGGCGAAATCTACAATCGTATCGTGTCGAGGATCGCGGATGAAACCGGCAACTACCCGATTCACCGTGATTGGGTCGGCGGTTCGAACAGCAAGCAGCCGGTGATTTTGGCGGTCGGTGACTCGATCTGCCGTGGGTATCGCAACGGGGAAAAGGGCTTTGTTGGGGAACTTGGCATGCCGTATATCAATTTGGGTGTTTCGGGCGCAACGTTGTCCACAAAGCAGGATAAGTACACGACGATCCCCGAGCAGCTGATCAATGCCGACATGGACGCTGACATTATCATCGCAAACGGCGGCGTTAACGACTATTGGAAGGATGCGCCGATGGGCTCGATCCCGTCTGCGCAGGCAGTATCAGCGGCATATTTTACCGAGGATGTGCTTGCAACGGCGCTCGGCGGTTTGGAACGACTA